CTTTTCCTTTGTCATCAACGGCATCCTTTTGCTTGGTCAAATTGGGCACAAAGAGTAAGAGTAGTACGCTGATGATGAGCAAGACGACTAACATCTCAATCAAGGATAGTAAAATTTTTGATAAAAAGTACTTCCAGAGAAAACAAAAAAACCGCAAGCAAATGCCTGCGGTTGAAACAATTAGAACAATATTTTAGAAATTTTCCTTTCTATTTTTTAAAAAATTATTTAGTGGTAACAATTAGTCCATTAGGTAATACATCAAGCGCTGGTTTGTCTGAACGGCTGCCATCTTCGTTGACGTAGTACCAGCCTCCTTCGACTTTGACAAGTTCTTTTGAAGACATTTCGCCATTCTCTTCTTTGAGATGGTATAGTTTGTCCTTGTATTGAACCCAGCCAGTGACCATTGCTCCTGAAGCATCAAGATAGTACCATTTACCATTCAAAAGCACCCAACCAACGGCCATTGCGCCGTTTTCTTTGAGATAGTACCACTTTCCATCGTCCTTCAACCAGCGAGAAGCTATTGAATAACCTCTCTCGTCGAAGTAGTACCAGGTACCATCAATCTTTTCCCATTTGTCTTTTGGGTAAGATCCGTCAGGGTATTCATACCACCATCCAGTATCATTCTTTTTCCATTTCGGCTTAGCTTCTTCATCATCTAGTAAAACAATGTTCTTGTCGTACGGATTTGAAGAGTATTGCCACCAGCGAATACCATCCATCGATGGAAAATATTCAAAGTTAGCTGTACCATCATTCAAACCATAGCCTGCAATCCAAAGGCTATTTGGAAATTTCGCAAGAATCTGCTCATAATAGATATTATTAAGCGTGAATGGCTTATAGCTGTAATAGATTGGCTCATAGCCATTTTCTTTGAGGATTTCCATGAAGCGAATACAAGCATCTGTATTTGCCTGTTTATCTCCGCTAGCGTGATCTTCGTAATCAAGACACAAGTATTTTACTTTTTGAGGTACATTGTCAAGGAAGTAGCGTGCCTCTCGCTCAGCTTCTTGAATGTCACCGCCAAACCATGCGAAATGATAAAATCCAACAGGATTGGATTGCTCTACTTGAGCTGACAGGCACGGATTTAGGTAGTTTGTGCTTTCAGAAATTTTGATAATAGTATTCTGTGTACCCATGTCAGCCAAAATACTTGTAATATCGTATCCATTGTGGCTAGATACGTCGATGAATAAGTCGTTTTTCTTCATTATTCTCTCCTAATCTTCGCTTGGTTCGTAGTATTCAAGAGCACGTTTGCTATCAGAAATTCCTGCAGTTGTTGGGTCGTTGACAACACCAATCAAGACAAGGATATAAACGAATGTGTTCACACCCTCTTGAATATTTTTGGGGATTTCAAGCCCGAATTGTTGGGCCATAAGGAAGATTGCTCCAAGAAGAGCAATGAGTGTTGTTTTGTTTTGCAAGCGCAATTTCCAGTTAATCATTTTGAGTTTCTCCTTTTATTGTTGTTTGTTTTGAATTAAGCTTTTAAGCTCTCTCACATCCTCGCCAAGCGATTTTACTTGCTCAGCTAGGACTAAGATAGCCTTGTTCTGTTCATCGTGGTTATCGAGCCGTTTGTTGGCTGATGTCTTGAATTCGTTCAGATTTTCGATATCTTTCTCTAAAATCGTAAGACGATTCTCCTGCTTGGTTGCTTTATCTTTCATCGAAAAATAAAGACCAATCACAGGAATGAGGGTGATAAAGATCTGTACGAGAAATCGTTCATAACCTGGCATACAACCTCCTTCTAATCAATGCGTGGCATGACCACAGTCAACACGCCTTGTTGTAGCATTTCAGCAAGTGACTGTTCTTTCCATGTGTAGCCCTCTGTTGGCTGCATTTGGAACTTAAAGATAGTCTTAGTTCCACTCGGCCATTTCGGATTCGTATCAAACGGATAAGGCATTGCGACAATATCGCCGTTTCCGTATCGTGTACTTTTAACAAGTGGCTTGATGAACCCAGCTACTTTATTGTAAGCATAAGTAGGCATGCCCCCGTTTAGAGATATGGCAAGTGCGATAAGAACCTCGATGATAGCTGACACTGCGTCAAGGTTTTCCTTATTCTCTACTGTTGCTTGCTCTACCTTAGTTGCCATTTCTTTATTTTGCTTGAGCTGCGCCTCTACCTGGTTGAATTTCTCCTTTTCGGCACGCTGTGGGAAATTTTCCTGATAAAGAGCCTCAAGAGCTAACTCAAAAAGTTCAGTATTGGACAAGCTGATTTTGTCAGCTGGTAACAAGATAGGTACAATAGCACCGCTTGAATTGACAAGTGTGACCTTAGTAGCTGATACTGCACCGCTTCCATCATATTCCAGGGACTTTGTCCCATATTCTAATTTCATATATTTTCCTTTCGTCTATTAAGGGTAAGGGTCATTTGTAATGTAGGTTACTGTACCCGTCCAATACTTATTTCCCTGTGCTTTACTTGTCAAACGGATTTTCCCATCTGTTGCAAGGTGTAAGATAGCCGTTCCAGTTACTGTTGAGTCAGACAATCCTTGTAAGATAAAGTTAACCTCTTGAGTTGGTCTGAACCCTACTGGAATCGTTTCTTTGACTTCTCGATAATCTGAAACTGTGTTGATATTCGTGATTTTTCTTTCTGTCGAAATTGTAACTACGTTGCCATTTCTTGTAGCAATGCCGTTTACATACCATCCTAACTCAATTTTTCTTGTAGCTAGTTTTTTTGAGCTGACATAATCAGCATTGTTAGTCGACTCTGACTGTTGAGCAACATAGCGCCATGGTCTCCAATTATTATCAAACCCATTCTCCCTAACAGCCATATATCCTACAGACGTTGTGAAACGTTGAATGCACTCGTTTGTGTTTGGATTTGGCCTAAATACCTCTAACATCCCCCACGCTCCACCAAACGGATTGTTTGGAGAGGAGCCATCCATCCACCGTACTCCAGTCTCTTTAACAGAATTAAAGTCCTGTTTAAGTTGTTTTCCAAAACCTTTGTTATCCGTCAGTTGATACTGCTGAATGGGCTTGTTGTCTGCATAGATGTCACCCTTAACATCCAAAGCGCCTTGCTCACGGATTTTGTTGACCCCAACACCTGACCTGTCATAAGACAAGACTACGCTCTCTGTTGGCACGTTGACCATGAACTCAGTACGAGTGAATTTGTCCTCAACCGTGCCAATGACAACCCACGACTGATTAGCTAGATAGTTGCCAGCTAGGTTAGCCTGAGAATTAACTAGGTTTGAGATACTTGTCCAGGAGCCAGCAGCTGGTCCCGTGTCTACTTGAAAATTAGTAGTCCCAAGCCTTGCGACCTTAAAAGTCAAGGTCATAGTGTTTTTTTGACTTCCTGATACAGTCAGAGGGGCGATTTTTGCGTTTCGCGTAACTGTCAATGTGCTAGAGGTTGAGCCTGTTCTTGCTATGCTAAAGCTCAATGCTGGAGCAAAATATTCAAGCACGGTCACGGATACCTCTCTAGTATCAGACCAGCGTCCACGGCTATCAGACACGCTCGCTCTGATTTTGATTGTGCCGTGATAATTCATAATGCCTAAGCTCCCGCCGTTTGAGCTTGTAGACTGGTTTTTGCCGACGATTTCGGCATAGTATCCAGTAATGGATGAGCCGTAAGAGCCGACTGCGCCATTAAATCCTACTTTGATGTTGGAGATTACTTGGATGAACGTATCAGACTTAGGGATGAGGTTTTGAGCCGCACCATTTAGGTCCGACAGGGAAACTCCTGTAAATGTGGGTTTCACATTTGCTGGCACGCTTGCCGTGAATGTGGTTGACTGTGTGCCTGTCTTGGTAGAGCCTGAGTAGGTATCGACAAAGACAGTCCCTGTGCCACTCGCTGAGTTTGGGATGTCATTGGCAAAGTCAAGAGGGATCGTCCACGTTGTGGATGTGTCTACATTCGTTGCAATCGTTCCACTCTTACCAGCCCAGGAATAGCGCACTGTGTGCTTGAAACTTGAACTTTGACGATTAATGTTGATAGTGACCGAACTACCAATAACTCCAGCGCTCACGCTTACAGAGCTAGAGCGTGGTATAGTCGTCAGACTGAGACTTGCTGAAACCGTGATAGTCCCATGCAATCCATTATTAGGGTTGAACGTACAAGAGATAGGGAGCGTTTTAGTCCCGTCTGCGTTGTGGCTGATTGTACTTGAACCGCTAGCCAGCGTGTACTCCTCGCCTGATGTCTCCCAGGTCGGATAGCTGTAATGCACATTACTGCCGTCTAAATTGAGAGACAACGTACTGTCTCCTTGATGGTTATGAGTATAGTAGGCGCCTGTACGGCTAACTGTCATCCGCCAGTTGACAGTTGAGGTGTTATCCGTGATACTCTGAGAGCCCTGCTCTACATAGACATTGAGATACAAGCTCCCACTTGAACTACTAAATTTAGCCATTTTACTCCTTTCTATCCTACATAGCGGATAACGTTCATGTCGGGATTGATGTGATATTGTTCCTCTCTAAATCGTCCAATTTGGATAGTCTTAGAGAAAATCCCGTTTTCAATGTGGATTACACCTTGACTGATGTACATAACCTCAACCCCAGCACTAAACATCGAAATTCGCCCATTAGGGTTGAACATCATACTAGAGCTACCATCATTCTTACCAATTACAAGGCCCTCATTTGATGAGCTCATATAAGTATCGATGAAATTCCAGCGATCAGAGAGCTCTCCAAGATCCTTAGCGATATTAGAGACACGCTGACTAGCTGAAATCAAATCTTTCTCAGCTTGTGCTCTTGCGGTCTCATTTGCGCTAACAAAGTCCTTATAAGCCTTTATCCAGCTATCAAGTGTATCAGCACTAGCCTTGGCCTCTAACTCAGCCTGAATAATACCAGCTTTCTCATTGAGCGCATTGAGTTGCTCCTGAGTTAGTGCTTGGTCTGCTTTAGAGTCAATGTCTCTCTGGATATCTTCAGTAGCTTCTGAAAAGTCTGTAGAGACTGTTCCTACCTCTACTTTTGGAAAGGCAATCCAAACAGTAGCAACAGTAAAAACATGTAAAATCAGCTCATTACTTGCATTGGAGTTTTCTTTTTTCGTCAACTCAATGTCATAAAATTTCCAATCCGTAGTCAGCGAGACACCTTGAATAGTATTTCTATACCCTGCTCTAGCTTGAAAATTCGTATTATTGACAGTGGACTTTGCCCAAAAACTAAAACGAACAGATTTATTTTTCATCTCGTCAGCGGTGCCCAAACGTGTATCCCCACCGGTTCTAAACGTAACTTTTTGATTAGTCGCCTTACCGTTATAAGTAGATACAATTTTCAAGGTATTAGCTCCTCTGAATTTGCTATTAGTATCTATGCTTAAGGTAAGCTGTCCTTGTGTTTGCTCCTGACTATCATCTAAAAAGTAAGTTGAGTATCGCTCTCTTAGACCACGTTTGAATAGTGAATTAAGAAAGAGATTTCTTCCACCGACCTCAACTTTAGCCCAACGATCAGCCCATTTGTACTTCGTTTTATCTGCACTATCAGGTTTCTCATAATCTGAATAATGACCAAAATAACGCTGCCCGTTATCTGTCATTGTTAAACCAGAACCATCCGCATTGTCAGAATAAGCAAAGTGAACATAAGGTGTTCTTCCATCTGCTCCTGGTTTACCAGGTAGCCCATCAGCACCATCACGACCACGCCATTTGGTCCAGCGATAGTCAGCAGGATTGACGCTGTCAGTTGAGTTGAAATCAACATAGACGCCTACATAGGCCTTGTCATCGTTAGTCTGGCTAAATCCACTACCTGAAACAGTGTCAGCGTAGGCAATGTGAGTGTACTGTGTACGTCCGTCAGCTCCTTTAGGTCCAGGGAGGCCTTGGTCACCTTTTGGACCCTGCAAGCCTTGGATCCCTTGTAGCCCACGTTCCCCACGGTCTCCTTTCTCTCCTCGGTCACCTTTAGGACCAGGATCTCCTTTCGGTCCTGCGTCCCCTTTTTGACCTTGGAGACCATCAGACGTATTGATAAGAGTCAACTGCTCAGACGCTACCTCTTTGTTATCAATCCAAGCCGAAACCGTCAATACCATTTTTTGATTGATGTCCGAGGCTCGGACAATATAACTAGGGCTTGTGGCTTTGATTACACCATCAACGACCCAACGCCATCCGCTGTTGATGACTTTGTTCCCTCGCATTAAGGTAGGGGTCACAATGGTCTGACCTTGGCCGTTCTTGAATGCTATACCGTTGTCAGTGGCTAGCTTGATAGTGTAGGGCTTAGCGTCCTCTATCATCCTGTCTAGCTGTTGCTGAATGCCCTGAGATAAACGGTTTTCAAGCGCTTTGGCATTTGAGAAAGTGGTCTTGTTATTCTTCGGATTGGTAAAGCTGATGACTTGCTCAGATACCCTCATCTCAAGCAAGAGAGTAGGGTTAAAGCCGTCATCATAGATTTTTACTGTATCTCCTATTTCAAGATCCGCAAATCCCTCAGCCTCATAAGTGACTGCTGGATAACAGTTTTTCTTGAGCTCACGGTAGGCTGCTGATCGGATGACCTCAGGATTTGAACTCTCTACCGTCATATCCTTACGAGTCCACTGGTCACGGTCACCTGTTGAATGGGTGAAAGTGCTTGGGTACATCTGCATTGAAAGAGGGGCATACAAAGCAGCCCCTGACTGATAGAACTCACGTTCTCCCTTTGCGTTGTTGACTGACCAAGGTCCAAGGCCTCTAATGTCAACTACGTTACCTTTATCATCCTTACCTGTTGGGACTACAGTATTATAGATCCCAGTTTTGTCAATCGTCCTAGTAATCGTCTTGAGGTTTTTCCCATACTTCAAGATTGTTGGACTAATTTGACCAACTCCTTGGTGACTGTCGTCATGCTCATGATAGACATTGACCGTGAATGACTTGATAGAGCTGTCAGCGTTGAGACGTGTGTCAAACTCAATTTCTGCACCAAATTTCTTAGCCAGACTAAGTAGTCTGTTGAGTTTGGTGTCTGTGCCCTCCCACTCAGCAGAGATTTTCTTATTGGCTACCTCATTAATGCCGATTTTTAAGAAAGTATAGTTGAGCAAGTCCATCTCCTCACAAAATTCCTTAAAGCTCATAGCTTTAGGGGACTTATAAGGGATAGAGTACTCATTGATTAGCTCAAGGTTTAAGTTGATACTATAACACTTGATAACTTTCTCATTTTCCTCAATTTTTCGGATAGTGTGTAGGTAGGTTCTGCCCTTGTATCTAAATGAAACAAAGGCCTTCTCATTGAGAGAGTTATAAGCCCTCTTTTTGCCTACATCTGAGATAATAGCCTTTTTAAAAACAGTAAAATCAAAGGTACTAGAACCAGTTTCCAGGTATCTTGTCCAGGTGTCATTGAAATAGTTCAATGTATCCTGTTTGTCATTGTCGATAAAAGCCACTTTTCTCAAATTTGAGTCATGTATTGTCAATAACATTGCTATAGATACCTTTCTTTAAATTCTACTTTTACAGTTGGTTTGGTCTTGACCCAACTTGAGCAATAGACCTCAAGCTGACTGTTACCTGGTGGGATGGTCAAGAAACTTGAGCCATCTACGACGTCCACAATTTTCTCAAGGCCGTCCACGGTGACAGTGTCATTCTCGCTGTTTAGTACGACATTTGAACCGATTGGATAACGGTTAGGTACATCTCCTATTGTTGGGACAAAATCCTTACGGTATAAGAGTTCATCAAGATACATGTGAGCCAGGATAGGCTTGTCATGATACGCTCCAAGCATGACATGGATCTTAGCGGACTTTCTGCTTTTTATTTCAGGAATGATAAAGCTGTAAACAGAACCTTGATAATAGACATGAACCCTGTCATCGTTGCGCTTTATTTCAAATTGTCCTCTTGAGGATGTGAATGGGTTTAGTTTGCTATCTGATATACCTGTAAAATTCAAGCATTTAAGAAAGTAATAGCTATTCTTGCCATCAGATCCAAATACATTAAACTCACAGTCTTGTCCTTTTGTCCGTTTGAATGTTTCAATACCATACAAAAACTGACCATTTGTGTCTGATACTGTAATCTTGATAAAACCATATTGATTAGCTGCATTAGATACGAATATCTGTCTACCTATGATGTAGTCATCAAGAGAGCCGACAGCTCCAGAACTATCTGTAGGTATGTCCCATGAAAGAGATGTAGCATAGTTCCCATATTTTCCAGATGTAGTTTGATCTCTGAGTCTAATGTGTTTCTTATCCCACAATGTCGTTAGCTCAGCCGTCCCTACCACGTTCTCGCTATTATCGTTAGTCACAGCCTTGTTTTTAGTAGCTCTTGCAAAACCGTCTGAAATCCTATCACCTCTAAAATCAATCAAGACCTCAGAGCGTTTGACTATGCCTGTATCGGCTTCCTCACGGTCTCCAACTTCAAAAGCTCCGCTAGTATTGACGAGACCGATATAGCCGTTCTCAGCGTTGTTTTTGACAGTAACGACAGGAAAAGCTGGGACGTTGCCATTATTGACCAAATTAAAAACAACCTTGTCAGGTTGCTCTTGTCCGTTATCAAAGCGCCTATAAGTCGTGCCATGTGCGACACCGTCAGGAACAAGAATCTCAAACTCGCCCTTTTGAAGCCATCTAGCTACGTTATCGACATCCACAGAGCCAATGACAAGTCCCATATAGTACTTGTCAGGTTCATCTGAAATATCAATACGAACTGGCTTGTCGGTGTTCAGAATTGTAGCCAAAGCGTGCTTGGCCAATTCGGTATCCCTAGCCGTTTTTTTCTGAACGGTAAATTTAACTTTTATTTTTTTAGGTCCGGTTCTTACTTCTTGGACGTTTACGCCCAAAAAAGGGGCGTCATTTGTTGTGACGTCCCTTTCGTTTCCTACCGGACGAATTACTTCGTTGATTTTTATAACCTCAGAGAGGTCATGATTGTTATAGATAACTGTGTCCATTAAATAATCCCTCTCATCATGTTATCGATCATGAGTTGGTCGTTTTGGTAATCGGTCATCTTTTGGCCGATTTGACCGACAAGCGCTCCACTTTCCATCATCAGACTGACTGGCCGTTTGACTGCCTTCTCAGCGACTTCTAGAGCTTGCTCGACAAGTCGGTTAGATTTTTCTTGTACGACCTTAACGCTTGCTTTGATTTGACGATCAAGGTCAGATTTGACCTTAAGCGTCTTCGTAAGATTCGCTTGACCTACTCCAAGAATATCTTCTGGCGCAAAGTTAAAGGCTTTGATTTGGTCGAATACATCGCCCATGGCATCATCTACCTTGTGAGCATCTGCCAGGATACCGACTGCCACCCCTTGAGAAATGAAGCGTCCGACGTTGTCTCTAAAACGGCGTGATGGACTGTTAATCTTAGCCTTGGCCTGTGCGGCTCTTTCAGCTTGAGCGACAAGCGCATTGGCAGCAGCCGTGACAGCTCCAAGCGCTGAGTACATACCTTGTGCTAAACCTTGACCAATCATGTCACCTACATAGCGCATAGTAGAGACGCCTCTCATTCCTGTAGACTGGATAGAGTTGACCATGGATGACATTGCTGATGTCGCCGAGCCGATTCCTGAACGGATACCATTTGTTATCCCTTCAGAAACCCCACGGCCTGCCTGTTGTCCAGCTTGTGTCATTTGAGCTGACGACTGCAAAATTACAGTCACAATCAATACCATGCTCGATTGAACCGACGAGACAGCTTGAGCCATCGCTGAAGCTATGCTTGAAGCAAGCTGAGAAATAGCTGTTGAAGCCGATGAAGCTGAAGCGTTAATCATCGTTAGAGTAGAAGACATCGCTGAAGCCCCACTTTGAGCCACCATCATAGCATTAGCTAGAGCCATTAACCCTGTCTGAAGCGCCATTACACCAGATACAGAACCAGACAAGCTTGCAAATGAAGCCATAACCGATGAAGCAAATGTGCTCATCGAAGCTCCAGCGCTTGTCAGTGTTTCTGGCAATGTGCTAAGGTTAGTGCTTAGTGATGATAAGGCTGTAGGTAGTGATTGCAAGGCTACACTTGCAAGTTGAGCTGATATAGCTATCAAACTCAACCCAGTCCCTGCTTGTTGCAATCCAGGACCTGCTGAAGCAATTCCAGAATTGGCAATAGCAGTCAAGCCTGTTGCTACTGTCGCTAATGTTCCAGCCAAGTCTAGCAATCCTAGCTCAGTAAGTTTCGCAATCCCTTCAGCCATGTATTTGACTCCAAGGCCTGCGTTTAAGGCAGCATTACCGATGCTATCAAAGATTCCAGCTACACCGTCAAGGACATTACGGATAGCAGAGCCAAAGGACTCAACTACACTACCAGCACTTTTCAAGATAGAGCTCACTTGTTCTCCAAATGTTTTCAAGAGATTAGACAAGCTATCAATGATAGGACTAATCTGAGAGAACATGCTGCTAAATGACGAAACAATATCTGCAATTGACGGAGCAATCGCAACCACCATTTCAGTTATGGCTGGAGCAAATGGAGCTATTGCTTCAACAATTTGAACGATAGCGTCAGCAATAATTTGAGCTACTGAAACGAACGCATTACTTATAATCTCGACTATTGGAGTGATTGCTGTAGCTACAGTTGCAATTGCATCACCTAAAGCTGTAATGAATGGCGCAGCTGCTCCAATTGCTTCTCCAACCGCAACAACAAGAGGAGATAGCTGAGCGAGGGCGCTTGTTACTGTTGGTAAAACTCCTGCGACAGATACAATAGCCTGAGCAAATGCACCAATAATCGCAGTAGCAACCGTAGCGAATGCCTGGCCAACTGCGTTAATGATCGTGGCCACCCCTTCGCCTTGACTAGCAATGAGACTTAAGCCTGCCGCAATAATAGCCACTCCAGCGCCGATTCCGACTGCTGCAATAGCAACTGCTCCACCAAGCGCTAGGATATTGCCCATCCCTGCGGTTTTCAGTGCAGCGCCAAATGCTTTAATGACTGGCGCTAAGCCAGATAGAGCTGTTTTGATACCTTGGCCAATTCCTGTAGCTGCCGTCTTGATTGATGTTCCTGTTGTTTTGATGATATTAGCTAGTCCGTTGAAAATCTGTGTTACTACGCTTTTGGATTTTGTCGCACCCTTCGCGACTTCGTCTGCCCCTTCTTTAGCACCTTTAGCGAATAAGCCAAACGGATTAAAGCTTTTCAAGAAATTAAATGCCTTGAAAGCGACTAGAGCTCCTCCAATCCCTGTAATCAATCCTCTCCAGACATCTGCACTAATTGATTGAGTTAATTTTGAAATCCAGCTCACGACTAAAGAAATAGCGTTCACGACGTGGCCAGCGGCTGCGCCTACGATATCCCAAGGAATTGCATCTCCCAATTTAATCGCAAGATCAAGAGCTGCATCCGTCAAATCTTTAAATGCTTGATAGGCGTTCTTGATTGCTCCTGTTTCGGAGAAGGCTTCTAGTGCAAACTGAAAGGCCATAGCCATATTCTGGATGATGACGTTAACTGTTTGAATGACATTCCCAACACCTTGGATAACATTGCCAAACCCATTAGATTCGCTTGTCAGTTCTTCGAAGAGCGACTGGATTGTCACAACAACATCTCGAAAAGTGTCTTTGATCACATCGAAAACACTCTCATCAACTCCAAGTGACGCAAACAGCGATTTGAATCCTTGTTCAATCTTTGGCCCAGCTTCTGCCAAGGCTGTATCGATAGCTTGAGGGAGTTGTCTCATAATATTTCCGACCATAGGCAAGAAATTGCCTAAAAGGAACGTTGAGGTACTAGAGATAAGCGCTTTTAAAGACGGCCCAATATCTTCTCCGAGCGTCAAATTCGCCAAGAAGTTGGATGCCGAAGCCTTCATTGCTGCAAACGAACCACTGAATGTAGTCTGCGCTTCTTGTGCTGCGACTCCTGCAACTCCCAATTCTTGTTGAACTAGATCGATGGCTTCCACAATATCCGCAAAGTTGTTGATATCAAACTTCTTGCCCATTGCTTTTTCTAATTTGCTGGCGTCATTAAGGAGCCGTTGCATTTCCTGCTTGGTACCACCATAACCTAGCTTTAGGTTATCTAACATAGTGTAGTTCTGCTTAGCGAAACCCTGGAACGTTTGTTGGATTGAACCGATGTCCGTACCCATCTTAGCTGAGTTATCAGCCATGGCCATGATAGCCTTGTCTGCCATTTGTGCAGCCTTCACAGCATCACCACCGAGCGCTTGCTTCAAGCTTGCACCGAAAGAAACAGCTTGCTCTGCGTATGTATTAGCAGAGATACCGGCTGAAGCCGCAGCGTTCGCATATTGCTTCACAGAGTCGGCAGCAGTCGTATAGAGTGTATCAACACCACCAAACGATTGTTGGAGCTTGGCCCCTTCGTCAAGAGCTGTAGCAAATACACCTTTTATAGCACTTCCCAAGGATTGAATCCCAGAAATCAGCGCACCGCTGACAATGTTAGCTCCTAAAACCGACTTAAAGACAGAGCCTAATTGCATCCCGCTTTCTGTCAGCCCGCCAACCATTCCTTTTAGACGTGCTACTCCTGATTGAGCCTTATTGCCATCCATATCAACTTGGATGACCACTTTACCATCTGCCATTTATGCCTCCTTTCTATTCGTAATATTCATACTCGTCATCTTCTTCGTCGTAGTCATCGTCTGGAAGGCGATACTCTTTTTGCAACTCTCGCATCTTATCGATGTATTCCTGACTGTCACCTTTCTGTGGCTCGTAAGAGCGAATCTTCACGACCTCTACAAACTTGGTTCCCTCAGGCAAGCCAACAATTAGAGCATTGAATTTCTTCCAGTGCAACTTACCGATTTCTTCGATTAAGTCGATTCTGTAAGCTTGCATGAAAGAAGCAAAGATATAGGCTCCATCATGCTTCACGTTATAGATCTTTTTCTGTGGCTCTTTCGATGTTGAAGATTTCATGACGTTTCCTGCCAAGTCATACTCAACATCATCTTCTTTCTCGCCTGTCTGGATGTGCTCTTCAAAAATTGCCTGAACAACTTCCAAAGCCTCCTCAAAGCTTAAAAAATCAAAAGAAACACCCGTAAGGATCCGCAACGCTAAAAGCGGGCGCATGAATTTAGGAATATCATCGTCTTTCCACAATTCAAAGACTTTCAATACTCTGTCAAATGACAATAGCAGAGGAAAAGTCTTCTCTTTGCCTTCAATTTCTAGAACAAGCTCATCAACTAGCTTCCTAGAAATATCTAACATGGCATCACGCTAGATATTTCTTGAAGGCATCTTCTGAATTGCGCTCTTGATATTCTTTCTGAATTCCAAGGACGGCCTGCATCAGATAGTTAAATGCGATAGTGGTATCTTCGTCTGCGAATTTATAGACTTTTTCAAAGGCTTCCGATCCGAACAAACGAGTCCAGCCGTCCTCAACGACTTCCTTGCCTTTTTCTGCGATTTTCTCATCAGAAAGCTTTTCAATTTTCTTCCAGCTCTTTGATAAGTCTTCACGGAACTTATCAAGTTCCTTCACACCCTTATCGTTTGCAGTGTATTCCAGCTGAAATTCTCCGAAATCAATAGGAATGATATTGCTTAGTTTCTTAATTACGACCATTGTTTTTCTCCTCTTTTCAAAAATAAAAAGGCGTGAATTATCACGCCTTAGATTATCCTGGTACTACTGTTGATTTCTTAGGTTTACGAGTCCATACGACCTTAAACTTAATACTTTCATTCTCAGACGCTTCACCGTCCCCGATTTCGATACCAGAAAGACGAGCTGGTCCCTCATATTGAGTCTTTCCAGTTGCGTCAACTTCTTTATACCAAACCAAGAGCTCGTCGCCTACTGCATCTTCTTTTTCAGCAATGAAGTTCTGCGCTTTGTCATCAGTGTCACGAACTCCCTCAAATGAGCGGCCTCGTGTCTTACTGATCACTTGTTCTTCAGGTGTTCCGTCGCCAGCAAAATCTGTGAAGTCGTCTGTCTTCTCATCATTCTCTGGTGATGATGACTTGAAGCCTTTAGCAATCCAGAGGTAATCCGTAGCGGTTGGTGGAGTGTCTGGAGTCGTTTCTTTGTAAGGGCCAATGTAGTGCTTGCGTTTTACGTTTTTATTTTTAACCATTATTCATTCCTTTCAATTTCAAGGCTGGCAGTTACGTCCAGCAAGTAAATGTAAAAACCTTGCTCATCTAAATCGTTTAAGTAAGGTTTGTCAACTTTTAAACCTAAGAACTCGTAAGAGCCATTCTTACTTGGCAATTCTAGGTCCATTTTTGATAAGGCAGCGTTAATCTGCCACAATGTATTATTGTTTAATTCCTGATCTCGTGACTTGATAGCAATTTCAAAAGGCAATCTGACTGTTTGAGTTCCAGCCATGTCCTCGTCTACAACCTCTCCACCAGCTAGAGGGAATACTACTAACCCTTCTTTCTCAGCTAAATAACCGTGTTTAGACGGGATTTTGTCTTGAATGCCCTTGATGTGCTCAAGTAAGACCTCTGCAAAGTCATTATTTTGGTTCATTTTAACCCCATCGCTTTCAATCCGACATCGCCCCACTTCTTAGAGTGTAAGGCAGCGGCTTTTTTATCCCACCTTGGACCAGTTCCAGGAGTTGGTCGTTGGCTCAGGAGCTTATCCTTGTTAGCAAAGAAAAATCTTCTTTGCTTTTCAGAAAAGAACCCTTTTCGCTTCTTGCCATAATAGAGCAATCTAGCGTAAGGTGTTGCGTAGATAATCGAGTCTTGTCGAACATGTCCACTAGACCGTAGGTCTCCTCTTCGTTTTGGGACGAATTGCTCCATGTCCATCAGCATCTGGTTAGCAATAGCTAACTTCCCTTTTGCGAAATTCTCTGGAGATACTTTTTTCTCAATTCCTGATAGGTCAATCTTTACATTAACACCGCTCATCAAATCACCTCAATTTCATAAGCAAGTAGCTTCTTGGTTAGAGGATGATATTGAGGGATGATGTTCTTAACAACGTAGCTGGCGCCGTCCTCTTCAACAACACCTCCCACAAAACTCTTGTCGAGCTTCACAGGGCAGTATTTGTTATAGACAATCACAGTCGAGGAATTGGACTCGCTACGATGATTACCTGAGCCAGAATGAGAAAAGGATCTATCGAACTTGCAAGGAGATAATAAAAGGGGTTCAGAGTAAGCCTCTTTCCCCCAATCATCCTCACCAATGGGCTTTTTGATAGTCACAGAATCAGTTAGCATTCGTTTATCTATCATAATCAACCCTCGCTGAGCCAAATCCAGCCATTCTGAGCCAGTTTTCAGCGTCTCTTGATAAATTATACCTTTCACCCAAAGAAAGCGAACCTGAGCGATAGCTTATAGATGTCCGCCCAACTGACATGCTGGCAATAGATTGCTTGTCCTCTGCCGTCAGGACCCCAGAAGTGTCCAAGTAAGCAATCTGAAAGGCTGTAGCTCGTTTAACTGCCTTCTTGCGAGCTGTATTGTCGCTATCAAAGCTATTTAGAGAATAGAAATCCCTGATATAAGCATCGATAGCAAGTTCCGCTCGTTTTAAAAGCTTGTCAAAGTCGCCCTCAACCTCAAATCCGAGCTCTTCGAACTCTTCTTTCGTTAAGTAAGTCATCTAATCACCTCCTCAAAAGGTGGATGCCCCCACCTCAACTAGATCTTGCTTAGGCTCTTCAACGATTTCAAAGCAATCTTCACCAATCACCTCATTAAACAGGCCATTGATTCGATTAGCTTCGTCTTGATCTAGCTCGTATTCTTGCCCTTTGTCAAAATGACGGTCAGACTTAGCTAGATAAGCGTTCAATTTTGCTTTAAATTTGGCCATTTAACACCTCCAATAGTTCATCTTTGGTCTTGTTTGAATAGCCCTCAAACCCTCGCTCTTTAGCAAGAGCTTTCAACTCTGCCAAAGTCATGTCCATAAGCGAATGAGTAGCCAAAATCTCTGAGATTTGGCCGTCTTCAATCACTTCTTCAAATTCATCAGCGATGAGCTGAGCTTCAAGCAAGCTGCCTTCTTGCACGGTATAGACTTGATTCCCTTTTTCGTACTTGCGCATTTTCTACCTCCTTATTAAGCAGATTTGTGAGAAACATAGACCCCGTCTTGTTTTGATTGCAAGACGAAAAGATCATGATACAAACGGTTTTGGTACAAGTATCCGTCACCTTCTGTATGTTGACCAGGAGCGAAAAGATAGATTGAGTTGAACTTAGCCTTGGCAATTACTGCTGGCTTAGCCACAATCAAGAAGTTAATGTTTTTACCATCTGAAGCCTTAACAAAGCCTTCAGTGAAGTCAAACTTAGTCTTGAAGCGTGCATCGTCCCAAACTTCGATAAGCTGAACTCCATCAAGCGAAGTGACACGAGTGTCGATGCCTTGAGGTGATGTAGTAGCGATTGAGCGTGTGAACTCTTTAGAACGTTCCAAGAAGTCCATGACTTCGCTAGAAACATACATAACGATATTTTGAGCGCCGTATTTACGGACTGGCAAAAGGGCAGCTTTCAGCTTGGTGTAGATGTTTACTTCTGAAAGGTCATCTTCAGACTTGAAGTGGCTGTTTGTGATAGCTTCTGTAGCAATTTTAGAGAAGCGGTAAGCGTCCACTTCTGGAGTAGCGTGTTCGGTGATGAATGTATTAGATACGTTTGCAGCTGAAAGTTCTTGGTTCGTTTCGTCTACGTCTGCAGCGTCTACGAAGAACTCGACGTCACGGTCAAATCCGAGCGTATAAACTTTCTTGTCGTTTGATACTGTACCAGCATTGTAGCCTTTAGAGCGTGTGTGCGCCTTGTAGCCAGTAACTGAAATTGTAGGCAACTCGAAAGACTTAGCGCCCAACCAATTTACTTGTGGTGTTTCCAAAATGCTTGTAAGTGCGCCTTGCATCAATTTCTTTTCAAAGGTGCCCTCGTGTTTAGTGATGTAGTTAATTGTCATTGATCATTCTCCTGTTAGTTGTTTAATCCTAGAGCCTTTAAAAAGGCATCTTCTTGGTTCGTTCCAGCCGTTGGATTTCCTCCGGCCGAAAATGTCGGCTTTTTCTCCTCGGCTTGCTCTGTGCGACCGAACTGAGGATATTTCTGCAACACTTGACCAATAGCGTCTTCGATAGACACCTCATCGGTCACTAAGCGAGCAGATAGAGTGATGACGTCGTCTACAGACTCAGCATTTACCCCCAAAGTCAGAGCTGATAGTTTCGCTTCCAGATTCTTCTTGTCTGACAAAGCAAGTTCTAGCTCTTTCTCTTTAGCAGCAAGCGCTTCTGACTGTTTCTCAGCCTCGCTCTTTTGTGAGTCCTTCCACTCTTTGAGTTGCTGGAGTCCTTCTTTAGCACTTTTGACATCTTCGAATCCTAGGCTTTTAAAGATTTTCTCTTGTGCTTTTCTTGACTCCTTAGCGACAAGGCCAGTCACTTCTTCCTGAGTGAATGTCTTGATAGGTTGCTCTTGAGTTTGTGACTCGGTGTTTTCTCCAGCATTGACTGGCTGGTCAGCTTGTGTTTGAATGTCTTCTGCCATTCTTCTGTCCTCCTAAAATTAGGTATTATCTTCCGTTCTTTACCGACTGCGGATAAAGTCAAGCAAAAAACCGCATCGAATCCGACACGGTTTATAGTGGTTTATAGCAATTTATTGCATGAAAAAAGCGCCTAGTTTAAACTAAGCGCTATGCTACTGAAATACTAAGGATTTCATCCTCAAAATATTCTCTAGGAGTTCCATCAACATCTACAAGCAAGGAGTCCATCTCCTCTGCGTTGTCCGAGGCGTCACAATAGTCCTCTACAAATCCTCTAACTACCACGCTATTTTTTAGCGTGATCACTACGTCTGTGCGGTTGAATTCCCAGAGTCTCATTTTGATTTCTTCCTTTCCAATGTCGGCACAATGTGTGCCCCCGTTTTTCTGTAATGTATTCTAAAGCTTTCAGTCTCGAACGCCTCTCCTGTGGACTGGTCAATATACACGCCAACCTTACTGTCGTGTTTGATAATTTCTTTCTTAGGAATATAGCCATCTTTATCGGAATAACGGAATTTCCCAGTACCTGCGTAACGTTTAATGAGCTTAGCAGCATCATCCATTGATATTGTCAAATAGCTTGGTTCAAATTCCTTGCCTTTTGCTAAGTCATCCTCAAGCCTCTTGTACCATTCGTCAGTACCTTTGATGTGGGCCGCTTGTTTTTGCTCATTGATTTCTGCCTTAATTATACCATCTTTTACAGCGTTTGTGAAACGTTCCCGCATTTCTTTTTGTTCTGCTCTGTGTTTTTCCAGCTTTTCAAGTTCTTTTCTGACCTTGACCTCTTTCTTAGCTTTGGTATAAGGGTCATCATAGTATTTTTCTCTTTCCTCATCCCGTTTCAGAAATGGGTGCTTATCAATGTAGTCTTTCAAAGCAGCGTTTTGGGTGCCTATCTTACTCTTGTACTTGTCTATCAGTTCTTTATTGCCCAGTTTCTCAGCGACGTGGAGCTTCTCCTTATTCGCTCTGATAGACCGTTCTAGGGCTCTCTGCTTAGCTTCTGCGTTGGCATTTTCTTCCGCTTTCTCTGGCGTAACCTCTGCCACGTCCTCGCCTAAATCAGGCTTGTAGTTCGCTCCTGGGATGAACGGAGTTAGCATGTGGCCGCAGTTAATACCAAGGCACCCTTCAGGCCGACCGTAACCATAATCTGACAAAGCTAAAATCTTCTCGCCGTGTTCAACTCTAGCCCGGCCAGTCGTCACTATCTCATGTTGCAAAGGCGCACACGACTTGCGAGCTGACGCCTTTTTTGAAAAATAAAAGGTATCAATTCCCAGCTCTTCAGCCGGTCTCGTTCGCATTTCTCGATAAGTTCGATAGGTTGTCGTCTTGATAACTGTCCGAGCATAATTGTCAATTTTCCAGTTACGCCCAGCGCTGTCCTTGAAACCTTGAAAACCTTTCTCTTGCCACTTCATGACCGTGTCAGAGATAGCCTTATCAGCCGTAGACAGGCCAGTAACAACTCTAGCAACAGATTGCTCCACAATACCTTGATAAGCGCCTATGACAGCCTTAGGAAGTGTTGTGTTGATTAAGTTATGGATATCTCCGACGGCTTGACTTGCATAGTCTGCAAGGATTTCTTGAATGTGATTGTTATTTCCTGCGGATCCATGGCCTAAATCTTCCATGAGTTGTTGCTTCGTGTCTGTGTATAGCTTCAGGCCTTCATTCTCGACAATGTGACGTAATTGCTCTTCAGCGACTCCAGAGTATTTAGAGATTAGCTTCAGGTTCTCCTCGTTCAGCATGTGCATCTGTTGCATCTTCTCAAGTTGCCAGATATACGGTTGCTTCTCAAGATAGAACGTGCCACGCTCAGTCACACGTTCGACCACATTATCAAATAAGTCCAAGGCTAACTGATGATAGATATCTGCGACATTGCTTGCTTGAAGCAGCAGTTGCTCGTCATTGAACTGAATTGGTGGTCTCTTCTTTGACATTTAATCACTCTCCATACAAGTCGATGTCCTCTTGTGTTCGCTGACTGTTAGCCGTGTCCATCGTTTCCTGATTGATTGCTTTAATCATATTCTTAGCATCGGTCTCTGACATATTGAAAGCCTTCTGGATAGCATGAGCCTTGCTGACAATGCCACTGGCCAAAGCCTTGGTCCAATAATCAAGCTCGTTGTTCTTGTCAGTGAATACTCCGTCGTCAAGGTTAATTGCAATCTTCTCCATCTGAGGAATTTGACCGCTATACAATCCGTAAAGGCTACCAAGCTCGCAGATTGAGACAATCAACTCTTTCAAAGACTGCTCAACCAAGCTTACAATGCTGTTTCTCATTTGATAGGTATCCGAGTTTTCAGAAACGACCTCTGTCGCAGTCTTCAAGCTCTGCCCGTCAAATGTAAACATTCCAGCCGATACACCTAGGAGCATTTCAAAAAGCGCTAGGCCTTCGTTAATGGTCTTGATGTAATCATCTGCCCTGATTGCTGTTGTCAGGTCTGTGATACTTCCGCCATCCATGTCATTAGTGGACAGGCGCAAGTAAACGTTTTGCTCTGTGTCAAAGCGTTTGACAAGTTGGGCGTCTCCATCAATGTTGACCATTCGAGTCTCTGTAAGGTTCTCAGGAACTGCCACTCTGCGTTGGCCCATCTTAACTTCCCACTTGAACTCGTCATAGGTCGTATTAATGAAATCAATCGTGCTCTTGGCATTGTCGAAGATAGACAAGCCTAGAGGCGAATTGATGTCCTTGTTGTTCATCCCAGGAGGTTTTAGGTAAGAAAAAAGCGGTCTTGTTAGACCGTCAAGTTCAACTTGTTCTTCTAGATCCTCGTAGACTTCAACCAAAGGCACACGTCCACCTACTTGTTCAGAGCTTTCAGACCTGTATAGCTCGTTTGAAATGATGTATTTCCCATCTTTCGCCCATTCGTGAAACTCAATCAAGGTGTAGTAGATGTTCTTCTGACCTGAAGCTTTAATCGTTTTAGTCACGATAGCAGCGCTTGAAATATCCTGCGTGTTAGATTGAAGTGGTAAAAAGACTGGCGCTTGAATGAATGACACTCTCACTCGTCCATTATCCACATAAGGCCTCATGGCAAGACCTCCAAGGGCCAAACAGCTCTCAAGATAGCGCTCAAAGTTCTTGTTAAAGCGGTCATTCTTCAAGGTTTCTTGAATAAATGTGTTTGCTTCTTTATCGTCCAATTTAATCGAAGCTTGTTCATTGAATACCAGGCTTGCAATCTTCTTAGCAGCGGTTCGAGCGATTGGCAAATGAGTTGCTTCTCTTTGTTTCTTGATACCGTCCGAATTCGTGTATGTTATCTTCTCGATGTTGCTCTGATAGTATCTTAGGTTCTCGTTGATCCGACGATACTCTGCGCTTGTCACTGCGATTTTAGGATGGTCTGTGATACTTGCTAGACTTTCTGTCGTCATTGCATACTGTCCTCTCTTCAATAGATTTTTGACAAATTGAATAATGCCCATTTATCGGCTCCTTGTTGCTAAAAATTAGCGTAACGCTTATAAAATACGTTCACACTATATCTAAATTCATCCATTGCGTGGTTATCTTTATCAATCGGTCGTCCGTTGTCGTCTCGACTGTAAAGGCCAATCTCTTTCAAAAAGTGATAATGATCATACTCTTCTTCTGAATGATTGATAAGTAGGAACTGACCTGACGAAATGATATTCTGGCCGCGTTCAATCCCAACCTCGATGCCCTTAGCTTTACTGCTAACATCATGGGCATTATTCAAGGCTCCTCTTGTCCGTATGCCTAACTTGTGCAATTCCTCTCGCAAGGATCTACACGCTGGGTCAATCCAGACATCGGTATAGCGCATCTGATACTTGCTAACACACCACTGAATGAACGCTCGAAGCTCGACTGCATAGGTGGACATAGCCTTGACTTGGCCAGTTTCAGCTCCGCTGTGATAATAATGAGCTACACGATTGAGCCTAAAGAAAGTCTTGTTGTCCTCTCTATGTTTAGTAACGATGTTACAAGACATTGAGGTGGCGTCAGATTGTCCACCATCGCCATTGAAATACATTTCTATAGGTTCGCCTACCAAGTTATCCTTGATGTTCTTTTCAAGGTCAAATAGGCCGTAAATAACGCCCTGAGGCATGACACGCTGACCAAGCACGTCTCTCTTGTAGAGATAAGGATTCTTCTTCAACGATTGAATAATAGATTGCTTACGCTCTTCTGACAGAATGGGATTGTCATCCATGGTCCAATGCGTCCAGCGTGTATTTTGGACGTCAAAGACATCCTTAATAACTGGATGTTGTGGTGCTGGAGGGTTTAGGTCAGCTAGATGGTATCTGAGCTTAGCAGCCCACGTCCGTCTGAATGCTTCCTGGATAAAATCCATATTCAGCAGGTTAATTTCACAAAAGACTACTGACCCTAAAGACATACCAGTGATAGCACCTACACTGTTGGCTTTACCGCCCCCTTTGTAATAGACACGCTTGGTTCCGTTGGGCGTATCAATTAAGAGGTGGTCTCCGTGCTCATCATGCTTGATTTTACAATTGCCATCGAAGATGTGCATTAGACCTGTGCCGTCACCGTCAATAAATAGACGGTAGGCTTGCTCTTGATTGTATGCAGCTATCAAATGGTTTTCGTCTGGCGACTCAATCAAATATCTTGCATATCTGAAATGACCAGCGGTTGTCTTGCCGCTTCGAGGCGTGCCCTCGTTGACCTCAAGCTCATAGTTGAACGGTCTACGAATGATGTTGAGTTGTTTGTTTGAAAAATCAATCTTCAACCTCATCACCACCTTTTACCGCATTTAAGAGAGCTTCCATGAGAGTAGTATCGGACTTAGAGTCTTGATTTCTCTCAATCTTGATTTTGAGCAATTCAATCTCTTGTCTGATTTTCTCATCTGTCAACTCAAAGTCTTTCCACGCCATATTGTTCATGCCATCCAAAGCTGAAAGAAAGGCATTTGAATTAGCTTGTCTAATACCTTCATTCTCGATACTTGCTCTAGCCTTGTTTTTAAGCCATTCATACTCGTTAAAAGCCTGTTCTCTGGACCATAAGGACATGTTCGAGAACTGTTTGAGTAACTCACGATACCTAACCCTTACCTCACCCTTATTGAAAATAGCAGATGCTTTATTGTCAACTACTGCATCGCTCATTTTTTCGGCTTTGTAAGCCTGTCTATATGCTTGTCTTTGAGATAGTCCGGAGATTATCCCTTGGACAAATAGCTCTTGTTTTGGGGTTAATTTATCCACTCACCGGACTACCTCCTTTCCGACAAAATAAAAAGCCACTCAAAGAGTGACTGTATGCGGTAAGTGGGTGCCTCCCCCACCAGA